GGAAAACTTAAAATGCAAATTCATACTGATATCCCATATCTATACCTCCAAACGAACTTTTCGTCGGATCATAAACATGCCATTTTTGTAACTCACCCAACGAGGGAACAGATTTGAGTATATCAGTATCCACCATATGCAGTCGTCTCATATATTTCATAATTTTCCGCTGCTTATCCGGATCTTCCAATGCCTGTTTCAAACATTCAACCGGATTAACGACTACATAATAATTGCATATCATATCAAAATATCGCTTAACATAATTATACGCTATAACGTTGGTACCCATTGTATCATACATCTGACCAACACATGATAAAATATGATCAATCACATCTGCATCTTGTTCTTTTAAAAAAAGGTTAACCATTGTTTCATTTATTTCCTTATAAGGTATAACAGGAGCACTACCAGGTATAAACGACTGAATAAAACGACGTTTAAGAAAAACAGGACCACGATAAAGAAATGTTCCAGAACCATGACACACTGTTGACAAAAAACTATCATATTCCTTAGCATCTCGAAGAGTCATATGACATACTCTACCAAGGAATTCAGTCCATCCTTTTGCATTCATATATGGTCTTAATACCTGTAAACACGCCCAGATATGATCATCACCATAAGTTACAATGACAATAATACCCAAAACAAGACAATTCATCACAATATCTGAAATATGAGGATTACGATCTATGACTTCCATACAATATAAATAAAACATAAGAGCCATTATCCAACTATCCCCATGGGACGTATCTTTTCCACCTGAATGCATGACACCTCTCATAAATTGCCAAAAATTACCAAGATGTAAAACTATCTTATGACTAATTTTATACATCAAAGTTTTTACAAAATACTCTATTTTAGATTTGGCCTCATCATCATAATCTTGCCATGCATAATACCTAGAACCAGTAGCAATGTAAAGCATTAACATCCAATCTTGTATATTTTTATCTATCTGAGTGATGTCACCATCAACCCAAAAAAAATTACTATCATCACCATGCAAATATCTATACAAGAGAGTAGCTCCACCCCAGTTAAAATTCATTCCTATGCGAATCATACGCCCAGTTTCAATTTTCCGCCTATCTCGCATCAAAAAATCAGAATATATTATTAAATTAACAGAAGGACAAAAAAATTCACGC